ATGTTCTTACGTCCATAAGTTTCCCATTTACGATTGCTATATATTGGTTGTTATACCAATCATAATCATCAATATCAATTTTTTCGATGATATCCATTTCTACACTAAATAAAAATGAATATCTAAGCCTATTTTTTGAAAAAATCTAATGTATATATATATGCCTACTAAGCAAACACTTGCAAAACTCAACAAGTTACATTACAAGATGTCAGACGGGACGAAGAAGGACAAGGAGAAAGCAATCAAGAAGGCTGATAAACTAGGCTATGAGGTCGCCAGTCATAAACGAGGCGTCGCCCATTTCAAGAGCAAAGATGAAGCAGACCGCCATAATATCGTCACTGTTAAAGGTACTAATCCTTCGTTTAAAGGCGATCTAATGAGCGACATTCATCTAGCAATCGGCAAGAGTTCTACTGATAAGCAATTCAAAAAACGGACTAACGAAATTAAAAAGATTTACTCTGGTATTGACGAGAAAGAGGATAAGCATTTGACAGGGCACAGTTTAGGCAGTAGCATCGCCCTACACGCTATGTCAAAGTCTAAAAGTATCCGCGACAATACAAAATCCGCTCACCTCTACAACACGGGAATGACCCAGAGTTTTAACAAGGAACTCCAGAAAGATTTGAAAAAAGAAGACAAAAAAGAATTAAAATCTAAGGTCACACAATATCATGTTAAGAATGATCCAATCTCCGCCGCCCTAACTATTGGAACGCAAATCGGCAAAGTTAAAACCACAAAGCAAACCGCCGCCTCGCCTCATGGGTTGGATAACCATCATTCTGACAAATCTCTCAAGGACAAGCCTGAGCCTGTTGCTGAAGAGCCTCCATCAGAGTAGCGTGTTTTTTTGCCTCACGATATGCTTTATTATATGCTTGTGTTTTTAATTTTTGCTCTGGAGATGACCTACTTTTCTTTTTCTGTTCTTTAAGAATATCTCCACGCAATTCACGATATTTTTTATCTCGCGCTTTACAATGTTCAGGATTATTTTTACGTTGTTTCTTTGATTTTTCACGACCTTTTTCAATATTTGCGTTATATCTTTCTCTGGCTCTGGCGTTCATTATGTCGCGCGTTTCTTCAAGACGTGCTTTAATTTTATCACCATGTTCAATTGCGTAGTTTTCTCTATACAATTTTAGATGTTCCTTCTGAGATTCTTCGCTTGTGAATGCTCGTTTTTTATTTACACATACATAATTATCAATATGATATTGCTCTCTGACATGCATTTCTTTTTTACTTTCACAATTACAAGCCTCAAGTTGCTCAATATGAAACTTATCTACACCATAATTAGCAAACAATACACGACTTGAATAACTGCTATTACCCTTATTATATTTATTAATATGACATCTAAATCTTGCACTCAATCCCTGAACCGTGCTCCCAATATACACATCGGTTATGTCAGGGTCGTCACTACAGATTTTGTAAATCTTCCCTTTGCTATAGTCCGGCATTCGTTAGTATATATCAAGACAATTCTCCAAATCAATTTTTTGAATAATTATCTCAATATAGTGTATAATGTCGTTAAAGATTAGCGAACTTGAAAATAAGAAGATAGCAGTTCACAACACCGCCTGTGCTTTAGATAAACTGCTCACAACTGATGACATATCACCCCTTCCAGCGTGTAGTGGATTTAGTATTTTAATTGTTGGGTCTAGTGGAAGTGGGAAGAGCACCCTTTTGCATTCTATTATGACGAAACCAAAAAAGAACGGACAAAGACAATCTTATAAAAATCTTTTCGACAGAATATATGTAATTAGTCCGACACTAGGAGGCAAGTCAGTTAAGGGTGATAAATTTGCGTCCCTACCAGAAGACCAAATCTACCGTGAATTAAGTTTAGAAGTCTTAGATGAACTCGAAGAGAAATTATATGAAAATAAGGAGGAGGGTTTACATAGTTGCGTAGTCATGGACGACATTGGAAGTCAACTTAAATCGAGAGGAGCGAAGTGTGAGAAGAAGTTAGTCCAAATGCTACAGAATCGCCGACACGTAGCATGTTCATATATTACGCTACTCCAAAAATTTAAAGATTGTCCTAACGGCATTCGTTCAAATACTTCTCATCTGGCGTTCTTCCGTCCTCGAAACCGCATTGAAAAGGAGGCAGTGATGCACGAGTTGATGCCTTACGATAACAAAAAGAACGAACAGATTTTCGCTCATATATTCGATAATGAGAAGATGAAGTTTCCATTTATGTTTATCGATATGTCCTTGAAGAAGAGCAACAAATATTTATTCTATGCTGGTTTTAATCCTTTAGTAATTGATGAAGAAACGTCACCATAAAAAGAATATCTCTATATAGTGTATATGCCGCCCAAGAAGAAGCCGAAAGTAAAGAAAGCTAAACCGAAAGTTCCACAAGTTCAGCAGACTGTGACAGTTAATGTAGGCAGTCAAGACAAGCCAAAACGCAAACGTAAGCCCAGAGCCAAGAAGGCAATGGTATCAGGACAGCCATCACTCTCGCCTGTAGGAGTCAGTCAAACACAAACAATGGCCCCTAAATATATATACCCAACACAAAATCAACCAGAAACCCCACTAGTCTCAGACGAAGATAAGGGAATTCTTGCACTTGTAAAAGGAGAAGGTGAAAAATATGATAGGATTCGTCAAGCATTATCTCAAGCTGGTAGTGAATATGGAGGTGGAAGACCACCTAGTATGTTTGGTTCATCGAGAGATGCTGATAGTCAGGCTGGTGGTAGGGGACAAAATCCAGAACAAGATTTAAGTGGATTTCCAGTCGAAGATAAACCACATAATAATTTAGCACCTAAAGGAACTGGTGGTGGAGGCGCAGCAGAAGAGCCAGAAGTATCAACAGGGACACCAGAATCATCTACAGGATTGCCCCCAGCATCACCAGAATCATCAGCACAAAAAAAACCAGCTCGAAGAACATCAGAGCAAAAAAGAATGGACGATGAACGAGCCGCCACTTTAAAAGCAGCAAATAAACAAGCCCAGGTCTTTGCTAAAGAACAAGAAGCACAAAGGAAAAAAATAGAAAAAGGGAAAGCAGCAGATGCTAAACTAGCGAAAAGTCTACCTCGCATGGGGTTGACTGCTGCGGTCGCACAAGCGTCAGAAGGTTCTGAATTACAAGAATTTTAATCTAACTCTATAATATAATGGATACATACCACATATTGAACTTTCACGAAATATTCGCAGAGAATGCTTTTTGTCTATCTCAACGCCTAGGCATCGAATTAGTCAAGGATTTTCAACCAGAGAAAGACCACACATATATTATTTTTGGCGCACATAATCAAGCGGCAACCCTACATTCTATTCAAGTATCAAACCCTTATTTTAAATACATCGTAATAAATACTGAACCACCTCAATCTGACGTATTAAGAAATAAATATTATCTCTCTCTTATGAAAAGCAACATCGTATGGGACTATAGCGATTTATCTAGAAAATATTTAGAAAGTCTAGGAATTAGAGTATATAGCATGTATTCCCCAGAGTTTGTTTATGCACCAGTAGAGACCCCTAGAACAATTGATATCTTATTTGTTGGCTCACGAAATGACCGCCGTGAGGCAATATATAAACGACTTGTGGAGAGATACCCAAATAAAAAAATACTTTTTGAGATGGACTGGAAGCACAGTAATCAAGGGGAGATGAAGAAGTTGCTCCAAAGCGCAGATACTGTTTTGAATATTCCTTATTATAATTCAAATATTCTAGAAACCCATAGAATTAATGCTGCGTTGGCTTGCGGATGTAATGTTGTAAGCTTATATAGCGGACATGAAGAAACCGATAAATTATATGAACCATATGTCCATTTTTGTCATGACCTGCACGAGTATTTTGACAGCGAGGAGATGCTACCAGTTCATATGACCGAGCAAAAATTAAAATATCCACATTTAATTTCAACGTTGTTGCCTTTGGTAAAACATAACAAGTGGATAATCTCGCAACTAATTAAAACAAAAAATTGAAATAAATAAATAAAAATCAATTATATAACGAGAATGCCCGATTACGCAAACGGCAAGATTTATAAGATTGAAGTCGATGGACTAACCTATTACGGCTCTACTGTGATGACGCTTAGAGAAAGAATGAGCAAACATAAAAATACTTTTAAACGATGGAAAAATGGAGAAATTAACAAATGTGCGTGTTTTGATTTATTCGACAAATATGGATTCGATAACTGTCCTATTGAACTCGTTGAAGATTACCCTTGCGAAACTAAAAAAGACCTGCTAATCCGAGAAGATTGTTATATCAAGAATATGGAATGTATTAATGAGAATGCTGCACATACAACTAGAGAAGAAGCACTCGAGCAAAAACGACAATATCATCAAGACCATAAAGAAAAATTTAACGAGAAAAGACGACAACACCATCAAGACCATCAAGCCAATAAAGAAGCAATTAGCGAGAAAAGAAAAGAAAAAATCGTGTGTGAATGTGGTCGAACGGTTCGTAAATCCGATATAGCACAACATCGCAGAACTAAAATCCATTTAGCGAACATTTAAATATCTCAGTATATAGTAATAATGAGCTTTCAAACCTCTATAGCAGGTTGCCCTCCTTGTAATAATTTCACATTCACGACCACCTCAGTATCGGCAGACAATATTTCTTGTACTAACTTATCTGCAACAAATGCGAGTATCGTCTCATTAACAACCACAACATTTAGTCCAGTGAACATTAATACGTCTAATATAATAGCAGACGATATAAGCGCCAGTTCCATTTCTGTGACCACGATTAATAGCAGTTTATCAACTACGGTAGACCTAATCGCAACGAGCGGAACAATTAATTCTTTAACCTCTGGATTCATCGAGAGCGTCGGTGCTAATATCAGCGACCTAACTGTAGAGGACATAACGGTTAATAACCGCCTACTAATACCAGACCAAACAAATGTAGGTCTAGCGTCTTATATGGAACGAGACGCAAACATTTTAAAACTCGCAGGTTCTCTTTTAGCGTCAGACGCAGACCCCAATATTGAGTTCTACACCAACGAAGGAACAGGCGCGCCAAAATTAAAAATACCAGCAGGCAGCGATATTGTGGAAGTCCGCTCATTGAATGTAGTAGGAACAGCAGAAGCAAATCAGGTTAATTGCGACGATTTAAACTCGGCATATATCA